GCGTTCAACATTAACAAGGCGGCCAACATTGCCCAAGCCTTGATGGACACCTACACTTCGGCAAATGCGGCATACAAGTCGCAATTAACCGTTCCTGACCCATCGGCACCAATCCGTGCAGCGGTTGCGGCTGGCTTTGCGGTTGCCGCTGGTCTTGGCAGGGTTGCATTGATAGCAAAGACAAAGTTTGACAAATCAGGAGGTACCCCAAGTGCTGGCGGTTCGCCATCGGGAGCAGGTGCTGGTCAATCCGCACCACCTCAAATCTTTGCCAACCCACAAACGACCAACCTCGGCACGGGTGAACTCTCGACAGGCCAAGGCCAAAACACCGCACCCATGCGTGCGTATGTAGTCGAGCGAGACATCGCACAGACTGGTCGCAGGGTTCGCAGGTTGGAAGAATTTGCAACAATCGGGGGTTGATACATCTGCCACTATGGAACTTCCAGTGTACAGGATGACCGTGGATGAAGTCGATGAGGGTGTGCAGTTTGTGGCCCTGACCGACATGCCAGCCATCGAGAAACCATTCCAAGCCTTTGCCAAGACCAAGCAGCGGTTCACCGAGACAGGTGAGCGGAGGGTGCTGACTGGACCGCTCATGTTGGCCGATACGCCTATCTACCGCAAGGACGACACCTACGGTGAGTACTATGTGGTTTTCGACAAGGCTACCATCCGCAAGGTGGTGCAGAAGTATTTCAAGCAGGGCAACCAGCACAATGTAAACGCCTACCACAATGCTGAACTGGATGGCGTGTTCATGTTCGAATCCTACATCACCGATGCAGAGCGTGGCGTGATGCCTCCCAAGGGTTACGAGGACACACCCGATGGCTCTTGGTTCGGTTCGTTCAAAGTCGAGAACGATGAGGTGTGGGAGAACCGCAACCTGTTCCGTGGTTTCAGCGTTGAAGGACTGTTTGGCATGGACAAGACCGAATCCGAACTGGAACTGGAACTTGCTGGACTTGCCGATGACCTCGCCAATTTTTTGCAACATTTATCGACCACCTACAAATCCCTATAATATGAACCTGAAATCTGCAATCGAATCCCTGCGGACTGAACTGCGAAAGTTCACCGCTCAAAAACAAAACTTTGCCGACTACAAGCTGGTCGATGGCACCGTGGTCCGTGTAGACGGTGACCTTGCCGCTGGTACGGCTGTTTATGTGGTGACCGAGGAAGGCACGCTACCTGCTCCTGATGGTGAACACCAAGTCGAAGGCGTTGGTACTATCAAGACCGAAGGCGGCAAAATCGTTGAGGTAGTCGCTGCCGAGGCTGCACCAGTTGCCGAGACCGAAGTGGCTGCCGAAATAACTCCCGAGGTGGCCGTTGAGGTTACCGAGGAAATCAAGGAAGCCTATCCGCTAATGACCCCCGAAGTTGTTGAGGCTATCGTGTCAAAGCATTTGGCGGCCATCATGGAGGAACTCAAAGCGGCCTATGCCGAAATGGGCAAGATGAAAGAGAAGATGGCATCCTTCGCCTCGCAGATGACCACCATGGCCGACATCGTTGAGAAGGTCAGCGAACTTCCAGCCGAAGCACCCAAGGCCAGCGGTTCTGCAATCGTTGAGCAACGCAAGGCTCAAGCATCGCAGAACTTCAACGAAATCGCAAAAGCACTTCAATCCTTAAAAAAATCTAACCTCTAAACTCCACTAAACATGGCATACACTTTCACAGGATTAAACTCCTACACCGATGAGCAGCGTTTGCCGCTCATCACCAAAGCCGTATTCTCGGCTCGCTCTGCCTCCTTGTTCAGCAAGCAGGTAGGTATCAAGTTTGCTGCAACCTTGAACTTGATGGACACCGATGCGCAAATCCAAAATGGCAATGCGTGCGGATACAGTACTTCAGGTACAACAGCTTTCACCCAGCGCACTTTGACCGTTGGTCGTATGAAGGTTCAGGAAACCCTTTGCCCAAGAGCATTGGAGCAGTACTGGATGCAGACGCAGCTGACGCAAGGTTCAAGCTACGATGGCGTTCCATTTGAGCAGGCTTTCTCCGAGCAAAAGGCTCTGCGTATTGCCGAGGCTTTGGAAAACGCAATTTGGCAGGGTAACGCTTATTTTTCAGGCGTTAATCAGTTACTGAATGCTGCATCGGGTTCTACCGTTAGCGGTAACACTGGTGCGGTTTCTGCCTCCGTTGGAATCACTTCATCCAATGCAATCGCAATCTTCGATGGCATCTACAACCAAATTCCACAGGCTATCCTGACAAGAAACGACCTCGTGATTTTCTGCGGATGGAACAACTTCCGCAGCTTGATTGGTGCGTTCAAATCAACGACCAGCGTCATGTACAACCAAGTGGATTTAGCTGGCCTTGCCGATGGTGACATCATCTACCCTGGTACAAATGTGCGTGTGGTTGCTGTTCCGGGTTTGACTGGAACTAACCGCATTGTTTGCACCTACCTTGGCAACCTGTTCTACGGTACTGACTTGCTTTCCGATGAGGAGCAATTTTCGATTTGGTACAGCAAGGACAACGATGAGGTTCGCTTCCAAGCGGCCTTCAAAGCAGGTGTGCAATTCGCCTACCCTGACCAGATTGTTGACTTCCGCTTAACCTAATGTATAGGGGGAGGGCAACCTCCCCCTTGCTTTTATTTCTTAAAATTTTAACCAAACAGCAATGTCGTGTAATTTAACAACAGGTTACGCACTCGGTTGCAGGGATGCAGTCGGTGGTATCAAAGAAATCCGCTTGGCGGTTTACAACACTTCAGGGTCGTTCACTACCAACGGCAGCGGCACGGTAACTGGCTTTACTGGCTACGCATCGGGAACCGCTGGTAGCAATCCTTTTTACAAGTACGACCTGACCAAAGCGACTTCGCAGTTCACCGAGACCATCAATGCATCCACCGAGAACGGGTCTTTGTTCTACCAGCAAGACCTGACATTGGTCATCAACAGGTTGCAGGTGCAGATTCGGAACGAGATGTTTGTGTTGGCACAGAACAGGCTGGTGGCCATCGTGCGTGACCGCATGGACAACTATTGGGTATTGGGTTCGGACACTGGCTTGGAGGTAACGGCTGGCACGGGTCAAACTGGTACGGCCAACGGTGACCGTTCGGGATACGAAATCACTTTGAGTGCGTTGGAAAGCTATCCAATGTATGCGGTGTCCGCAGCGAATGCCAACTTAGTGACCGCAACAGCACAGGTAACGGGGGCGTAAAATGAGTTGCGCATTAACGGCTGGTTATGCGCTGGGATGCAGGGAGTCGGTTGGCGGTGTAAGGGATATTCGCATTGCTGAATACAACCCGACTGCAAGCCTTACCGTAAGCAGTGGCACGGTCAATTGGCTGTACGGCTATGGGTTGGAGAATTTGTTGTTGCAGAGCGTTACGCTAAATGCACCAGGAGGTTGGACAAAAAACGGGGGGATATTAGTACAGGACCAAAATAATCCCGCACCTGATGGAGTGGCAAATTCGGCCTCACGAGTTCAGTTTGCCAACGGCGATTCATGGCTCGCACAAGATGTCTCATTAACAACTGGCACGACCTATACTTTTTCGTGTTTTGTTAAAAATCAAATTTTTAACAATTCATCGCAATACTTTGGAATGATGGCGTATAAGGACGGAAATACCTATACACAATTAAGTATTTTTCCTTTTGACCATCAAAACACAAGCCTATACTATCAACCTGCCAGCGCCTATGTTGGCGTTCCAACTTGGAAGCAAGAGAATTTTGGGAACGGCTGGTACAGGTATTCGATGACTTTTACGCCATCGGAATACTATCCTTCGGGCAATACGACTATGCAGTTTTATGGAAGTACGGCTTCGATAGGTGGTGCAATTAGAAGATGCTTTATTTGGGGAACGCAGTTAGAACGCAGTGACTATGCAGGTTATTTTATTCAAACGACAACCGCATCCTCCTATGTCGGCAAACCTTTCTTTCAATACGAACTACCGAAGCAGACCGCAACGATGAACGAAACCGAAATCGTTTCACCCGAAAACGGAACGCTATACTACCAGCAAGACCTGACGCTGATTGAAAACAAGCTGAACATCGTGTTGCGCAACGAGTTTCACAACATGGCACAGATAAAAACGATTGCCATTGTGAACGACAGGAACGGCACGAAGTGGATGCTGGGGTCGGACACGGGGCTGGAAGTAACCGAGGGAACGGCACAGACAGGCTTGCAGCAAACCGACAGGACGGGCTACGAAATTACCTTGACGGGTTTGGAATCTTATCCGATGTACGGGGTGAATGAAGCGTTGAGTATTGCATCGGGCGGAGGCGTTGAACCACCGCTGCCTGATGGTACTTCGCAGCAGCAATCGGGAATTGGCGTGGTATCGGCACAGGAATTAATAATTGTGCCTTCGCCATAGTGAACTATCTTTGCACTTCATGGGTTTGGAAGGGCGGTCAGCAATGGCCGCTTTTTTAATTTTACGGCATGAAGATTTGCATCGTGTACAACGCTCACCCGACTGGGTGCAGCTACTACCGACTTGAAATGCCCAACGCTTATGTGGGCGACAACTACCCGGAATTTGATTATGTGTGCGTGGAGAATATCACCACCATCAGCGATGAAGGCTTGAAGTCCATTGACCTGTTCCTGTTCAGTCGTTTGTGGGTGCAGGGAACCTTGGAGCAGGTGGAGAATGTATACAAAGCCCTGACCCAGTTTGGTGCCAAAATAATCCTCGACTTGGACGACTATTGGGTGCTGGAATCGGGTCACATCATGTACCGCATGTACCACGAGCAGAAACTCGCTGATGTCATCCGTAAGCACATCCAACTGGCCGATTGGGTTACCTGTACCACCAAGCACCTTGCGGACCGCATACGGCCTCTCAATGCGAATGTGAGCATTCTGCAAAACGAACCCTACGAAGCCTATCAGCAATTTATTCCGCATCCTGATGAGGAACCTGACAAGCACTTGGTGAAGTTCGGTTGGTTCGGTGGTGCCCAGCATGGTGAGGACATTGAGTTGCTACGGGACAGCATGGAACGGATGTACTTTGACAAGGAACTGGACGGAAGGTACAAGCTGTTCCTTGGAGGTTGGAACGATGGCAATCCTGTGTACCAAGGCTATGAGCAGGTGTTCACCGCAGGGGGGCGCAATGCGAACTACGGCAGGATTCAGGCTGCGGACATCTACTCCTATGTTGGTGGTTACAACTTCGTGAATGTCACCCTTGCACCGCTTCGGGACACCAAGTTTAACAAGCTGAAATCGGAACTCAAAGCGGTTGAGGCAGGGTGGATGAACAAGGCGTTCATCGCAAGTGAAACCGTGCCATATACCGATGTGATTCGCCACGGTGAGAATGGATTTTTGGTGCCGTACAACAAGCCCAAGAACTGGCACAAGCACATGAGGGAACTGGTGCTGGATGCTGACCTCCGCAAAGGCTTGGCAGACAACCTGACCCGTGATATCAAGCGTCAGTTTAATGTAGCGGAGACCGCTGCCAAA